TTTATCTACGTCGTAGAAATCGGCAGCGCTGCCCTCACGCACATCAAACTTACGAATGATCTCCTCGTCCATGATCTCAAATACGCGGCCTCTGAATTTTTCATCCTGAAGTTTGTCTGTCCAGTGTGCGCTTTGGAACTTCTCCTCTGTCCCATCGTTATGTACTAACGAATACCACGCACCAGCCTGACGCAGACTATCTGAACCCTTGATTGCTTCCAACCAGCTCTCTGCATCCTGAATGCCAACCTCGTCGGTCCCCCAGAGAATCTTGAAAGCGCAATTGCGACCCTGTGTGCCGAAACGAGACTTCTCAAGTTTGACTTTCACTTCGGATCCAATTCGGAAACCGCTCTCGTCCTCAATGAAGGCAGACTTTGCCTTTCGGCCCGTTAACCACACGCGGAGAGAATATACGTAATGCATGGCTTTTCCGCCTGGGGTGATGTAAGGCGTCGTCATTGCGACGATGCGGGCGTTTGGTCCCTGAGGGATGTTTGTCTTTAGCTGATTCAGAACCAAGAAGGCCGATTTTGTATTTGCAATCGGAATTGTCAACTTAGACATTCCCTTTGAGAGAATGCGTGCCTTCATTGCCATGGTGGACTGAGGGTTGAAGTCTCCTTCCACATCAGACACAGTAGGAGTCAGAGCCAACGAGTCCCAGATAAACAGGGTACGTTCTGTACCCGAGGCCAGGACGGCCTCTACAGTCTCTAGAACATGTTCCACAGATTGTGCCTGGACATAGATCAGGTTTTCTAAATCACATCCAGTTCGTTCTAGGAATCCTGGGTCAATCGCTGACTCTGAGTCCATATACACCACATTCATGCCCATCTTCTGGGCATTAGCGGCGCACTGTGCAGCCATGAAAGATTTGCCGGTCGATTCCAGACCTGCAATCTCTGTGAACTTACCTACGGGGATGCCGGCAAGTTGGCCGCGGCACACTATAGAATCTAACCACCGGGAACCGGTGGGGATCCATTCCGTTACTTCTGTAGGATTTGCTTCCTTCAGGTTGTGGGCGACATTAACGCCCGAAGTTTTATTAATTAATGAGCGCAACCCATCCACTGATAGTTTGCCTGCTTTTGATTTACTTTTTGCCATCGAATCTCTCTCCGTATCTCGTATATATTTCGTCCCTCACATCATTGTGAAGGAGTGCCACGTGGTCACTAATTTCGTCTATCTGGCGCTGCTGGTTCGTCAAGAACCATATGATTCCAGCAAAACCCAGCAGCGTCCACATAGACCTACTCTCCCGCCTGGGAGAGCAGACTCTCTACTTTGTCAAGACGCTTACGCATCAGAAACGTGTGGGCAAAAGTCCAACCAAGGACACCTGCCAAGAAGGCGCTATACATTGTTTCGAATGTAAACAGTGCCTCCATCACGCACCTGCCGAGTCGTCGTCGTCAGCAGCGGAATCATCATCATCCGCGGCAGAGTCGTCGTCGTCCGACGCTGGGCAGCCACTAAAAGTAACAGCTGCGAAGCCCAGGATTAGGGCCAGAAACGCCATAAGCGTAAATTTATTAGTTCGTGAAATCATTATATTTCCTTTCTAGATTACGAATTCTTGTTCGGTGACGATCAAACAACCTTCGTTGATCAATCGCTCATAGTGTGTATAATACCCTAGTTGACTCACCGTGTCAACCACTATTTTTCTCATTGTCTCAGATTTACCGGTGATGACACGAACAGGTAGATCACTATTAAACACAAATGTGTGAATTTGTTGAACAATCCCCTCGTGCCTCTCACCGTGTAAATCTAAGGTTTTCATTAGTTCAGTGCAAGGGTGCCATTCTTTGTTGCGACCGAAACATCAAAACCGCTGACAAACGATCCTGCGTCAAATCCCTGAAACCGAAACAGCGTAGAATTCTCTGCTTCGTACAGGTCACCAGCGCGGACGCGCACCTCAGTCGAGATATCGCAGCGGCCGCGCTTGTAATCATACTGCGTGGTTGAATACTCGATTGAGTACTCACCATCATAGATGGTCTCCTGCAGCTTCTCCGTGAGATATTCCCCGAACCAACCCTCATAGTCATAGTCCTCTAGAAGGCCGTTATCGCGCATCTCGTTAAGGATATCACAACCCGGTTCGGCTGAACCGTACGTCCCATAAACGGGAACGCCAGTGGCCAGCAGCCCTCCGAGCATGCTAGTGGTGCCAGTCTCAGCAACACTCTCCTGAACATGGCTCTCGTTGATGTGCCACACTTCGCAGCCCTCATTATAATTCAACCATACGAAGTTGTCGTCTTCGACGCCCAACTCTCGCAACTTATTACTAAAATCACTCATTTTAAACTCCCTTGTTGTGTGATAATTTGAGGCCCCTGTAACCCCGGGCCTCCCTGCGGATGGTAGAGTCTACCCTGCGTTCTTGGTCTCTTGGACCTCAACGCGAAGCTCTTGAGCGAGCGTCTTTACTTCCTGCATAGCCTTGCGTACACGAGTTCCAGCGGCATTGTTTCCAGTGCCAAAGAACTTATCATGATCATCGCGAGTCTCTTCAAGAAGCGCAATCAGCGTCTCAAGTCGGTTCGTTGTAGTAGTAGTCATAACTCTTCCTTTCTTGTATGAGGCCCCTGTAACCCCGGGCCTCCCTGCGGAGGGGATGTTTTAGAGAGCGCCAAGCTCTTGGAATGCGGCATCGACGGCATTGACCTCACCGTTGCTCTTGTTGCCATATTTCGTAGTCTCGCTGCTAACTGATTCAGCATCTTCGATCTGCGAGTTAATAAAGTTATCTAGCATCGATCTAACGTCAGCAGTTGACTTGCGATCAAACAGGCCGGCGAACTCAGGAATGCTATCAAGCAATTCTGCGCACTTTTCTGGTGTCAGATCATCACAGAGACTAGACGATCGTCGTCGGGGGACGAGCTTAGTCTGCGGAAATGACGCTCCCGGCGGCTTGCCGTAAGTGAGAGTCAGATCAGTGCCTGCCTCTGTGTCAGTAATGTCACCATACTCCGGATTGAGAACAAGGGAAAGAAGATTCTCATATGCGGTCTTTCCATAACCCCAGATGCGAACTCCAGACTCCTCTTGGCCGCGGACCATAACGGGAGAGAAAAAGCGCTGACGAACGAAGAGAGACTTAGCAGTCTTCTTGCTATGATCGTCGTTGTTATCTACACCCTCACGCCACAGCTGTGAAGCAAAATCACAAACGGGACACTCTTCACCAAAGTTACGCTTCGGACAAAGGAATCCGCCCTTTTCAACATTATAATGGAACCACATCTCCTTGAAGGGGTCACCATCCGGAGTCGGGACAATACGAATGTCCTGATCTCCATCTTCGGGCCGCCAAAAAGCGCTGTCCCTATTACCCTCACCTCGTAAGGCTGCGAGCTTCTCTCGCATTTTATCTAAATTAATACCCATTTTTATCTCCTTTAGGGTTAAAGTACGATCAGCTAATCTCCTGATCGCCTAGTAGTTCATCTATGTATTGTACCACAGAAGAGTATCGAATGCAATAGCAATATTTTTGTTCATAATTTGTTCTAAACACACCATACGATACATTTGCTCCCGTGTCAAGGCGAGACTTAACAAAATTGTTAATTTTTCTGAAGAGCGTACCATCGTTCTTCAGGTCGTCCTCTCCAATACCATAGTAATATACCACATCCTTCGTGTGTGTCAAGGGGTAAAACCATTTTTCTTTGTATGCGGTCTCATCATCCCCTTCCATCGTGACGGCCCCGATCGTGCATATGCGCGAAATCTCTGATGGAATTATGAAATTGCCGATCACTGGTTCGGAGTGCTTAAATACGTTTGTCATGTGAACAATATTGACAATCGCTTGATTTAGCGTGTCATAATATCCCATGATCGACATATCTCCGATGCTTCGCTCAATGTATGCGTTGTTAACAATAATAAACTGTTTAAGCAATCCAGATCGTGCATATTCTTGAAGAATGGAACTGACAATTCGTTCTCGCTTCTTCTGTGTCTCCGACATTATTGTCAAGTCACCCTCAATGTAGAGGACAGATACTCTATTGCTCTTAAGTTGTTCCAGAAGCCTCAATGCGCCCCCAGAGACTTTACCGGCGCCGGCGATAACAACTGTAACATCCTCATCCCTGAACTTAAGCTTCTTCTTGAGATTAGGAAATGTTGCGTCGTATTCTTCATGGCTGCTTTTCGCCTTGATAGTTATATCAGCTTCGTTACTAGCGTCAATACTATACGTTTTGTACTGCGGAAACTTAGAGAAAGCTTTCGCGATATTACATCCCGCTTTTCCAAGTCCAACGATAATCATTCGTCATCTACCCATTCTAAAATAATGCCCTGCTCGTAGCCGCCGCGGAGAATGCGTTTCGAAGTAGCTTGGGCCATAACCGCACTATCGCGAATGCCCAGTTTGTCGCAGAGGAAGTGAAAGATCTCCATCACATCAGCTGCCTCCTCTGCGGAAGGGTCCTCTGTGAATTCTTGGATTTCTTCGTGGAGCTTTTTAAAAGCATACGAAATAATCTCGTTCTCGTCTGCTTTACGTGAGGCGAAGGTCTTGCCGGCATCGGCAATGACGCTTGGGATACGATCCCTCACTAGTTTTTGGTAGATCTTCTTCACAGCTTTAATTCCTTCATCGCTCCAAGGTTCTTGCCAGCGGCGACGTTAACCTTAAATCTATCATAGCGTGTCTGTGAGAAGATGTCAAGCATTTCCATAATGCGTGCTTTGTCCTCATTAGCAAGGTCGATGTATACAGCATCATGAATAAGAAACGCAACAGTGCTCTTCATCCCCTCCAAAAGTTTAAAAACCTTATAAGCTTGCTCATGTACCATATCAATTGTGGTGCTCTGAACGATGTAGTTTAGAGCGTGGTGGTCGTCCACTTTCTCTATTATTCTACCATAATCTGTCTTGATTTTGTAGCCATTCCAGTACTTATTTCGCACAAAATCTTTATTGTACATGTCCTCTAAATCCTTGTTTTTATTGGAGGAATACAGCCAAGCAAATGTCTTGACCTTGGCCTCTTCCCGAGTAATGTGGCCCCCAAACACATTCTGCACGTTCCAATCGTGAATGTCATTCTCGGGTTGCTCTTGTTCGTTAAGTGCTAGCAGCACTCGCAACTCTGCAGCATTGAAGTCTAGCTCAAGCAGCCAATCATTGTTTGGTTTAACACATCCGCGGAACTCTTTACCCATCGTAAGAATCGGGAATGACTTTGGCATCGTTGAGAGTCGGCCAGTAATCGTGCCCCATGCGTTATAGTCACATACATGTCGTGTGGTGCGGAGAGTTCTGTGAAAATTTTGACCCTTTACAGACGATAAGAGATGCTTGATCGGACCTATGTCGATGTTTAGAGACCTAGACTGAATATCGTCCAGCATCCTAACCAGATTAAATACCTGCTGATAGTTCTCTGGTCTCTCATACTTGTTTAGAACATGTTCAGTGACTTTATTCTTCGCATTCATATACTGATATAAGAAGTATTCTGGCAAGACATCGTAAAAACAATTCTCGTTCAAGTTTACACGAGCAGTGCTGAAGGCCCTGAGACACGATCTGAGCGTCTTCTTGATCATTTCCCACTCATCCTTCATGTCTTCCGGGCAAACGTCTGTAATCGTCGCTCCGTGGGCGTAGATGCGGGCTATTTCGATCGGCGCCTCGCCCAGATACTCTGAGTACTCCCAAGTGCCACCCTCTGAAGGTAATTCGGTGGATGGATTGATTTGATTGTTAGCAAAATAGCCAACGCAGTCGCGCTTGGCGTCGAGAACCTGAAAAAGCAAGTTGCCTCCCTAATATATTTGTTGGGCGATTGAACCCACTGTAGCTATATTACCAGTTCTGACACGGTTGTCAAGGCTTTTTAGCACATCGCTGTCGAGCGACAGATAATCAGGTTGATAGATGTAGTCGCGGTAGATGGTGTTTATGTATTGTGCGACGTTTTGTACACCTGTGAGATTCTCATCAGGGTGGACGGCATAAATGCTGGCCAGTTCCCTTTTGAGCTTTGTAACGTTCCGAACAGGATCTTTGGTTTCTTTAGAACGAAGGGAAAGATACAGATCAACGAGCAACTTATCAGTCAGCGTGATCTCTACATTGGCCGGGAGCTGCTGGCGATCCCTATTGAAGACCTTGAATGTGCCGCACTTAGGGGATACAACTCTTTCTTGGTAGAGAGGATTGTTCTCGGAGAACGTCTTATACGCGCTAACAGTAATCTGTTTAAGGTCACTGATGTCCGTTAGGCACGTTTTATCATAATACACATCAAAGAAATTATCTTCTGTTACAAAACTATTAAGAGATTGAATATAAAACCGAGAGAAATACTTTTTTATAGCATCGGAGAATAAGTCGGCAGTTAGAACCCAAGGAGTATTTTTGTTAACGATCAGTCCAAACTTCTTGGCTGCCTTTATATAAAACTCAAAGTTGGGATCACTGATCCAATTGTCGTACTTATATTCATCATTCTGTGCTGGGCCTAGATCAATCGATACGGACAGGCCCGAAATGAAAGAGTTACAAGCATCAGTTAACAGATAACTTGTCTTTGTAACTGGGATGAACGCTGCGACCTCGTTTAAATAATTGAACCACGAACTAACAAAGGTTCTAAAATTGGTTATCTTGTTGTTCTCGTCAAGTGTTAGGCCGGCAAGATAAGAGTTATAGAGTTGTTGAGTGTACTCGCCATAGATTCTCGTTGGGTCGTTGTAGGCCTGATAGGCTTTCATGTTGTATATCTTATCGTTTGCATTATCTGTCCTTAAAACCCCAAGAATTGTTGCACTTCTCATGTGCGCTGCGAATTCCTCAAATGCCTCAACAACAAAATTAAGGGCAAACCGGTTCTGTACTGCAACGGTTCGGAGAGGAACCAGATTAGAAAAGGCCGGAATGATGGTGTTTTGAACTCTATCCACTCTGCCATAATACTGCTTTTCATACCACGTGTCAAGGGGAACCTTCACATCAGACGGATATACCGCCTCCTTATACATGAGTCTCTGAAAATATAGCGCAAAGGAGGACAATCCATTCTTGCCCGATGGGTTTTGTAGATCCTGTAGAGTGTAGTTAAATGTCGTCATTAGAACTTATCTCTCCCCTGTGTTGATCTGGACGCTGCTTTGGCCCCGCTTTGGGCTCGGGCTCCGAGGTCCTCTGCCGTAGAGGGATCGGGCCCACCATAGACTTCCGGTGGTGGATCCTCTGGATTATCCGGCTCGTTAATAGTGATAGTACTTGGTTGTAGATCTTGCTGTTTGAAGCTAACCCCCTCGTGGAGTGCGCGGATTGAAACATCGAAGCTGTTAGGAGTAATGGTCGATTTTACTTTGGTCACCAAATAATATCCATGCAGACCCAGGTAGTCTAAATATGTCTGATCAGCATTTAACAAGCTTGGGTTAATATAAATATACATTCCGTTCTTGTATAAGTTATTGCCAACCAGATTTATGTTTGCTGAATACAGTTCTCTCAATTGCTCTGGTCCTAGGGCGCCCACCTTTTGGATTCGAGACTCACGAAGATATGGTTGATCTTCTCTCTGGAAGTTTATCTGCTTAACAAGGCCGCAAGCAGATCCCAGGTAATGATGGTAAATTCCTTTTCTCCTATCACTGTCGGGATTTTTACCAGTTAAACCATGTGGCTTCGAGTCCGTCGAATATAATATAAGTCCGAGTTCAACGAAAGAGGGATCCGGCGCCGTATAAATCCCGCGTACGCCAGCACGGAGTTGTTGTATGGTGTATGACTTGCCTGGCGAGTACCGGCTGCGACCTGATTGATTGGTATTTACTGTAAGGGGGCGGGCATCAAAACGTTGTTCAAACTTAAATCCGTCACCAAAACATTTCGAGGACAAAGCATTACTGATAAGGTCTTTGCATATATCTTTAATAAAATACAATAGATAATAGTTTGAGCGTTCGTTCTTAATAACGTTGTTTTTAAACCACACTTGAAAGGTATCTAACGAAATTGGTATATCTCCAATGTTCATTGTTCTGAAGATACCATTTAGTTGATTGAAGCTTTCTGGACTTTCTGTGGCGAAGATTTCAACCTTGCTAATGTCTCTTAGCGTATAGCCGCAGTTTAAAAGCTTCTCTAGGTTCTCAATTTTAAATGCCTGCAGGGGGTCGATCATTTCGACATCGGACACAAAGAACTTAAAGTTCAAACCATCCTGCCCCAACTCTTCGGGGTAGTTTTCCTTTATCTGTTCTAAAATAGAGTCAAACAGATCGCCTAAGTAGAAGTATGGAATATTAACCCTGTTGGCTCTCTCAAGCTCTTTGAATCTCTTGAACTCGGCATCTGCAACGATTTTATTAATGGCGTTGCCAGAGCCGGCCTTGTTCGTGTTGAGGGCATCAATGGTCGCCGTGCTAATAGAGGCCACTGTATCAATCTCTAGGCTGGTGCCAAGCTTTCTCTTAACTCGGGCAGCGCGCTGTTCTGGGGTTAGGTCAGCGTAACTTGCTTGAGACAACTCGTAAGGGTTAACACTCAGGCTATGTATTTTTGTTCCTGACACCGTGCTTGTGTCAGAGTTGTTAGTGAAGAACAGTTTCTTCAAAAGTTTTTTATACTTAACATTTCTATCAATTGCACGGAGTTGTTTTATTTCTTGCTGTAATTCTTCGACTTTAGCTTGGCGCGCTTGTTTTCGGGCCCTCGTCGCGGTGTCGGGAGTTTCTTCATTCAGCTTCTTAATCTTGCTTTCAACATCCTCGATATCTTTGGCGAGTAATTTGCCCGATTCATCAAGGATGTTAGAGGTTTTACCACTGAGGAGACCAGCTAGGCTAGCTCTGTAATTAATTGACAATTCCAAACTACCGTTCTGGTTGAAGTTAATCTTGTGCTGCGTCATTTGCAGGTACAGGGTTGTCTTCGATGTCTTAATAGCTTCGTGCAAGGCCCCAGCCTTACCTGAATCGTTCATCAGATCTTCCAGCGCCGCAAGGGGAGGAGTTGACCAGCCGGCCGTAACTTGTACTCTGAAATCTTTTCCGTCGTAATCTCTGTGGAGCAGTTCGCTCTTCATATCATCCGAGCATGTCTCGCCTGATGGAGATGCGTCTGTGGTTGACTCTCCATTCCTTCGCTTCCTGAGCGACGGGGAGTTGATGATTAAATCTAGGAAGTTTGGTTCTGACGCGCCGGCCTGGCGGGCACCATTAAAGAAGTCATTAACTGACTGAAAGTACATGACCAATTCTGCCGTAATATTATTGTCGACTTCCGCTGGCTGAACACCATCCAGTGACCAGCTAAAGGATTTTATGCCCGCGCCCGGGAGGCGACCTCCCGAAGGACTTAGCATATCTCGGATTTGGTCCTGTGTTAGAAAGTTTGGAATCTTAAGATCTCTAACCACTGGTTTTTTTGTATTGGGATCGATCGCAATCTTGCCATTCTGGTCATACTCAAGCCTAGATATTTTTATATATGGTGTGAGCAGTCCGTAAATATCCGGGCAAATGTCCAAAAACTCTTTAGTGCCAGTCCCTCCGGATTCAATTCTGTTCAACACTGTTCCGGGGTCGCCGTTACTATTTAATCGGATGAGGTTCTTATATTGCGCAACGTGGCGTGGATCAGACTTTCGCTTATCCACCAGCTTTGATATATTTTCATAAAGAAAGCACTGAAAATCATACGGCTTTAAGTTTGGGACTGGGATTGGTATGCCCTTGTTAACATCCCTATCTCCGATGTCAGATGCAGCAGCTTGAGTCAGGGGTGAGTCGGTCGCGTCTTCGGAAGCAGAAACACCAAACCACTGATAGATATAGTTCAATTCCCTGCCAGTCCTCCTCACATCGTTGCCAGTATATCTTGGCGGCAAGGTGGCATCTATATCGGGACGCAGAATCTCAAAGAGAGCCAAAACCTGAACGTTGACATCATACCCAGGCTGGGTGAAGAAGGCCTGGGTTGCCGAAAAGCGTGCCCTAAAGTCAGCGGGGCTGAGATCATAGTTCACGGCGTTGCCCGGTGCATGATCAGCTATGGATTTGCTCAGGAGGGCCGGGTCTGTTGGGTTGGCTATAGTATCATTGATCAACTGCATGCCGGCATTATAGGATCTGCCGGCGGCCGTGGATGCTTCGAGGAGCTTGGGTTTTAGTCTTGATTGGAATTCATATAGCTCCTTAACTGCGTCAATCAGGACGGGCGAAATTGGGATCAGCGGGGCCGCTGAAGTCACGGGACCAGAGGGCGAAGCTTGCAAGGCGGACTGGATATATCGTCTTCGGAAATACTCCAACACCGCGGGACTAAAGAGTCCCGTGGGAAGTTTCCCGGAAGACGCGCCTTGTGTAAAGGCTGGCTGGCTCGGGCCCGGTTCGTCGTTGGGGATGTCGTTTACAAATCCAGGCTTGAGTGACTCGTTAAACAAGTTACCCAGAGCCACTCGGACGACTTGGTCCGATGTCGTTAAGCCAGACGCTCTATTCGCAGCATACTGCTGAGGGTTTATGCCTGTTACAAGGCCGATCTTCCGGCCGGCGTTCATGTATAGCGGAAGCTTGTTATCTGACAGAACAGCAAGCGCCTCGGTAGCATTTGTAACACCTGTTGGGCTGTTCTCTTGACCCTCTTGGCGAGGGCCGATGCCTTTGGATTTTGTTGAGGCTTCGATTTCTTTTTGATATTCCGCATAGTTGTCTACAAATATATCCAGCGCAGCTGGGTCAAAGAAATTCGCATTATAAAACTCACTTACAAGCTGGAGTGCCGCGGCTTCATAGGTCTTATAATCGACACCGTCGTACTTAAAGACATCTGTTGTACTCTGTCCCATTAAAAAACCCCTTACTTATCGTAGTATCTTAATATATCCTGCAATGGCAGGGGTATATACACTAAATCACCCACAGTCAGGTCAGACTCTGTTGGTTTTTGATTAAACAGAGCTATAACCCACCAATATTGAGCCGAGTCATAATATTGAATTGCCAGTTTGTAATAGCGGTCACCGACTCTCCAAACATGGCGGACCTTGGTTAAGTCTTTAGTCTCCTGAACTGTCGGATAATCAATCTCAGGTGTAGAGTAGTGACGAATAGATTTTATGCTTCTCTCTTCCAAAGTCTTCTCATACAACTCATTCCGGTTCAGAAAGATTTTCCTTCTATCATATCGTGTAGGCATCAGGGCTCGTCCTCAATTAACATCTCGGCGGCTTGGGACTCGATGATGATTGGGTTCTCGACCTCAATCCCTACCTCGTCGGCGATAGCCACGACTCCGGCGCCGAGGCTTATCTCGTCGGCAGCTGTATCGGATGTGATAGTGCTGGTTGTGTTTCGAATCATGGCAGCATTAGGGAATTTCTTGTTAAGGTTTTGTTCCCCACCGAAAGACATGCCTTTCCACCCGGTCAAATGGGTGTGCAAAACATTAAACGTAAAGTTTATGCTAACCTGTTTTGGAATAAAACTGTTCTCTTTGACTGCCTTTGAAATCGACGTTGCACCAGAGCCGCCTGGGGCATGGTCCACACTAGCCAGAGCGCCAGCATCATAGTTTACTGTCGTTGATTCCAATGGATCGGCGCCGAAGGTTGTGGATACACTAGTGCGCTGTTCGGAGCCGGGGATAGTGGTGTTCGAGTTGCCGACGTTTTTTAATATAAAGCCACCCTCGCCTATATTGGGGGCATATGTAACGCCACCCTGGATGTAACCGTATAGGTAATCGGCGTCTGTTGCGTTGTTAATTAAGTTAGTCCACTTTATTCCCAACAGGGGGGCGGCTTTAAGTGTGTTCTGTGCAACCCTGCCGCCACTAGTATACATTGGATACAAGAATTCGATCAACTGGTTAATATTGGTAAGATTATCAATTGCTGCGTCCATGTTATCAGATACAACGTCAAAACCTAGCTGAATGGATCTCTGTGTGTTTTCGAAGGTGGCCAGTGGGTCCATGCGGCCATAGACGTTCTGTTGATTCCAATTAGAATTATACGCGTCAGAAAATTCAGTTACCCAACCTTCAAACGTAACAACCTTCGATGTAGGAAGGTGCTTAATAGATACGGAAAAAAACGGATCTTTTCTCAATGAAGGTGATAATGGCATTTAACTTGTTCTCCTACGCATTACTATACGGCGAGAATGCGCCTCTCGCTTTTTCCGAGTTGAGGGCCCTAATCGAAAAGTCCTCAAGTTGCTCATTACCGATATGAACAGCGATCTGCTGTGGGCCTTGAGTCTGGTTTTTTACGGTGTCGATCAGTTCTCTAAGAAGATCTTGCGAAATCACCTCGGAGCCCTGGCCGCCTGTAATCAAAAGCTCGCCCGGGTGGACCATGGCTTGGTCTGTGGTGATTGTGCCTCCAGTCTGGAACCCTGGTATCGCAGTTGTACTGGCCGGGGATGCAGAACCTCCGCCGCTAAATGCTGCAATTCCACCGGCACCCGCTATAGCAGCATAAGTAAGCAGTGAAGCGCCTCCGGTGAACGGTGCGGCGACAAGAGCGGCAATACCAGCAGCTGCGAGACCAACACCAACGAACCTGCCCAAAGCGCTTGATGCACCCGCAATAAATCCAGCAAAGCTTCCAATGCCCTCAATTATGGGAACAATCAAATTGTCAATAAGAGGCTTGCCGGCGACTAACATTTGTCTAAATGCGTTGGACAACTGAGCCATTGCTGCTTGCGATTGTCTTGCAGCCTCTGCCATCTCTTCTTGATTCATTCTCTGGATTTCTAACTCTTCATTGGTGGCCCCGAGAAGCTCCTTTGTCTTTGTGGTTGATAACCCTAGAGCAGACGCAAATGCCTCAAGCTGGGCGCCCGAGACATCCTCAATTGATACTCCAGCTTGGTCAAAACCATCGCGAAGCATCCTGATCCCCTCAATAGGATCTTCGAACGATGCGTTCAGCATGTCCATTGAATTCAGGAATGGGCCGCCGAGAATCGCATTGAGGCGGCCGACTGTTTCGCCAGCTTGATCGAATGTCTTAAACTTGTCGACAACCTCAACAAGTGTACCCAGCTCTGTGCCGAGTGCCTTGGCAGTGACAGCCAACTCTTCAAAGGCTTTTTGGCCATCATCGCCGAAACGGACAAGGAAATCTTTGTTTGCAGCAAACTGGCCACCGAGTGTGTCTACATCAACTCCAAGGCTGCGAGCTGTCGAGGCAAGATCAATAAGCAAATCGTTGGCTTCATCTACATCCATGCCCAGAGCCTGAGTAGCAGTCTGGATGATCGCGGCTTGATTACCAAAGCTAAAGCCCAGTCTGTTCAGCTGAACGGTTGTCTCGGCAATTGCCCCTTGCTGCTGCTCTGAAAGATATGTGAAGTCTGTGAATTCATTCTTCAAAGCTCCAACAGCCTGTGTAACATCATCCAGGCTAGCGCCGATTGCGATTGTGTTAAGACCGACATTTCGTATCGTGTCGTCAAACTCTCTGCCGGCGCCGGTTGATTTCCGGAACTCGGCAGTGACCTTATCTGCCTCAAGGGCAAAATCCGTTAACTCCTGGGCAACCTTGAAGATCGCGTCTTTAAGAAGCTGGCCGCTGGCAACCGACTCCAGAGCTTCTTTGCGAAAGCTAGAAAGACTTGTGTCGCCTAGGCTGGCAAATTGAGCAAACTTCTCAAATCCTCCCGAGAGTCCAAATAGGGATCCTCTCATCGATTCGAAAAGTTGTTCACCTACTTTTTGTTGTTCTTGAAACTCTCTTTCAATCTTGAGATTGTCTTTTTTTGTTTCGTTAAGCCTCTCTAGCTCGACGCGTTGGGCTAGAAGGCCCGCGGTGTATGCCTCGATATCTTGAGTGGCTTCTGCTATCGCTCGAGCATCACCCAGCTCCTGGGCAGCTTTAAGGCGCTCACGGGAGTTTCTTAATTCTTTTTTCTCTGCTTTTTCTCTTTCTTTAAGAAACTCAATCTCAATCTGTATTAGACGATTTCGTTCTTTAAGTTGTTCGATAGTGGGATCTGCCATTTATAAACCTCCTAGTTTTTAAATGGCCACCTTAAGCCTGTTTCTTTCTCAAAACCTTCAACTGCTCTATTCAGAGAATACTTTGATTTCATGGTCTTTGGATTATCAAGACCGTTTTTGATATACGAATCCATGTAGCGCTTTTCTCTACCGAGCGCTTTCATAAATGATTCAACCTGTGATGTGGACCCCATAAGGCGCAAGGGGATATCGATTCCGCCAAAATACAAATCAAGCATCATTTTACGAACTTGATTAGCAAACTTACTTGCTACTGCCGATCTCTCGTTTAATGGCTTTCCGACGTTATTTAAATCTACTATGTCTTCTTCTACAATATCGTTCATGTGTAAGGATCCCTGTTTAAATATAAATAGTTCCTAAAAAGAAAGAATTTATCTTGTTCTTGCTTTCTCCATTCTCTCTTTCTGATCTTTAAACTCTTTGGATAACCTTTCGAGGAACCACCGGCGCAGAGCAATGGGTAGATTATATAGCTCAGTGAACGACCACCCGCCGTGGTGCTTAAGTAAAAAGAACTCTTCGTATACTGTTTTTTGGTACTCAGGTGTTAGGCCAAAAAAACGCTGCCGTCATGGGCATGCCTACCTTTCCATCTTCGTGGCAGAGGGGACAGTTTATGTCAAAACGAAGGTCTAAGTCGGGCTTAACGGTATCGTAAATCTCGCGGAGGTGCTTCACATCCTGTAATGGCATAGACTCGATAAATTTATGAAGGAGCGCTGGGTTTGTATGCTCATTAGCCTGAACGATAATGGACTTTAACAGCCCCGTAATTGGGGTGACTGTGCCCTCAGCTGGAGCTATAAGTTTTGCAATCCGCTTTTCATCTCGTGATGACAGGAGTCGAACGTAGATATTAACCTTTGATATTGGCAACTCAAAACTGAATACACCATCACCTTCAGCTGTAACTCCTTCAGCAACTTCTCTATTCTGAGACTTTAGCTCTGTAAGGTCAAAAGTGTACGGTGACTCTTTGCTGCATGATGGACACTTTGCAGTTACTTCGTAGTGCGGCCCAAAGCCTGTTATCCTTGTTGCAATAAGAATAGCTGTCTTGTCACCCAATAATAGATCTCCTACTTTGATGTTAGGGTCGATAATAACCGAATCCAACAAACGATCTATCGCAAGCTCGTTCTTCAAAAGAGCCTCGGATGTTAGGATATCTTCTTCTTTGGCTGTCATGTGTTTAATTTCAACGACAGTCTGGCCATGAAGGGGGTGTTCTTTTGGGTAATGGAGACCCTTGCTTGGCAACTCAACAAATTCTGTTGGGTTTACGAACGCAAATAGGTCTGAAGCTTCTGTGGTAGGGGGAGTTGGCGCGTCTGGTTGCGGTGCGCCTAACCGCTCTAAATTATTTCTACGTGACAAAGGTCACCTCTTTTCTTATCCGTTCAATTCTGTTACAGCAGCTACTGCTGGGCCGGAGTCATACTCTGCCCAATCATACCGGAATTGGATCTCGATATTAAGCAAATCATCAGTTTCATAAGTGAGATCGCCGAATGTAGCATTAGTAATGAAGGCATTCTGGAGTGTCCAAGTACCGATAAGTCCGCCCTGACCATTCAACTCTTCGAAGATAACATTACCAAGAGCATCGACTGCGCCCTGCTTGTTAACTGTGCCTGGGGCCTGGGCTGGGTTGAAGAAGACATTCTCCTGTACGTCAGGCTTCAGATAACCCGACTTTGTGAGGGCATCATAAAGAATCTGGTTACCATCTGGGTTGATGGCGTTAACGATGGTGGCTGAAACCGTATTCCATGTAACAGAGCCTGGGTAGTAGTAGGTGTTACCCAAAAACTTGTGAGGCGTATCAGAGACTGTGTACGATGGCTTTGTAATAGCCTTTGCGAGGTATTGCTCATACCTGAAAGCCTGATTAAGATCAGTTAAGTTTGGTAGTGTGAGCAGAAAGCGATGTGCTCTTCTAGGCTCTGATAGTGCTGATGTCCAAAATGGCATTTATATAGTCTCCTGTTTATCCTATTATTATATAGTGCGGGGAGCCGTAACTCCCCGCATTTTATTAATCGTCAAACGATGCTCCCGTTCTTGTGATATTGAAGTCAATGGCAATAAACTCAATTGCTCGGGTTGGCTTCAGGAAAATCTTCGCATATAGGATGTTTCTATCTACAAGATCTGGGGTGGTCGTGGTGTTATCAAGAACAACCTTGAAGTCAGAGAGACCAAAGTTTGTCTTAACATCAGCCAAGAATGGGTTAACCTGCGATGTGAAACGCTTCCAAGTCTGCTGCACGTTTGGATCAAAGAGCAGGCCGGATGCAATCTGCGAGATGCGCTTCTTAACGAAGATCATCAGGCGGCGCACGTTGATACGATCCAGAGCCGAAGGAGTAACCTGAAGTGTCTTCTGGCCGAAGATCACGATACCCTCTGCTGGGAACTTGGCGATTGGGTTAATGTTTGCTGTGTAAAGGTCATCGCGATCCTTACGTCGAAGCTGGTGGGCTACGTCAACAACTGGGACACCGGCAGAACCCTCAGTGAGTCCTCCGCGGTTGAATCCAGCAGGGGCGAACCATACCTGCGATCTACGCTGGGAGCTAGAGAATGTGCCAATAGCTGCAATAGATGGCGGAAGCCACACAAAGGAGCCGTTGATGGTGTCTCTTGCTCTAACCCATGGGTAGTATGCTGCACCGTAAGAGGAGTTCAGTCCTCGGTCTCTCAGACCATTTACAAGAGTTGTAATGGTTGAAGGGAGGTTGTTACGGTTAATTGTGGTACTGTCCTCTCGTGGTACGAACGAATCTGGAAGATCGATGATTGCGAGCGCATCACCGCGTTCCTCACAGGTTCTTACCAAGTGGGTTGTTAGGCCTGCCTGAGTCTGTGCTGGGATGGCGGCCAAGTTCATTTCGGCGACCTCTGGATCAGCTACAGAGTCAATAGCTCTTCTAATCGAGAAGAAAGAGTAGCTATTTGTGTCAGATGGGGTGGTAGGCATTCTCGCACCTGAGAATGGATCCATCTCCTTGATGTCTACACCGTCGAATCCACCGAAGAGTGGGACAGTGAAGCGATCATAGCCGGCATCGAGAACACCGGAGACAGCGCCGTTTATCGCTGTCAAGCTGCTGTTCAGGCCGTCTGTAATAGCGCCCGATCCTGTAACGTATACACCGGATCCAGAAATATCATCTAGCGTGAACGTTGGAGACAACTCTTCGTTGGTCGATGGAACCGTGAAGCCAACGATGCCACCTCGTGGTCTCAGAATGTCGATATACGACTTGGAGTATACTGTGCTTCCGGCCGACTCTGCTGTCTGCAGGCCGAAGAAAGCGTCAGTTGGGTTGCCTAGGTTGCCATCTGATGCGCTAGCGCGCAGTCGTGGTCGTGGGAACTCAACGGAAGCGGTTGCATCAGTGTTGGAGGAGCCAGACACGATGAATACCGAACCGGAGCTGTAGATGAAGCCCACTGGCCCGGTCAGCTCGGTGCGGACGGTACCTGTGCTACCGGAAGTCCAAGACTCGAGGAGCCCTGTATGATCATTTGAGTAATCTTTATACTTAACAAGACCCTCGAAGCCGAACGGAAGGAGCGATGGGTTTGTGAGAGCTGCGTCGACGTCAGAGTTTACCTCAATGTAAACATAGTCAGATACGTTTTGGTAGTTGCCGAGCTGGCGATAGCGTCGGTCGGCATTTACCCATGTCTCTCTGTAATCACCAATCTTGCGAGCGACGTAGTTCAGGGAGTTAGGATTAAGGTTACAGTTGTTATACTGCTCAACAACTTGCACAACATTGTCGCTATCGCTCTGGTGGCGAATAACAACAGAGAACGTACCATACTGGTCATTGTCATTTGTCGAGCGCTTGATATCCTGAATGGAGATCTTAAGATTTTTATTTGTCCAATCACCTGCCTCACCTCTTGCAACAAATTTAAACAGCTTTGTTGGGTTGGAGGTAGGCGAAAGCTTGCAGCTGATAATATGTGGTGTTTGGGCGGCCTGGACTTCATAACTAAAGTCGTCGCCGTCTTCACCCCCATCGTTGATTCGGATCCATGCAGCTGCAAAGTCAGAGTTAGCGTCACTCAGAACGTTATCAATGTGAGCATCAAAAGTCTCACCAAGGAAGTACTTCTCGCGATTGTCTGCGTCCGTAATACCAGTTGTCAACAGCTGTGGGTTTGTGTTGAGGACCTTTCGGATATACTTCGAATCGTTCTTATTAAAGTTGAATGTAATTGTGTCAACAACGCTGGTGCCACTTTTGATCTGAGTCTTGAATTCTTTTGTTCGGCCTGGATCAGAAATAACAACAATGTCGGAACCGGAGAGCTGTCTTGCCGAGCTGGTCAGATGAGTTGTAGTTCCGTCGTTAGTTAGAATGGTGCCTGAAAGTTCCATTGTTATTGAGCTGTCGCCATACACGATGGCTCCAAGTGCACCAGTCAGAGTTGTGTTGTCTGAGGCGGTCTGGAAGAGGACAAGGCCCCAAGCGCGGCCGTCAGCACCAGCGTGCCAGCCAGCTTCCGCCGGCTGGCCAGAGGCATTGTCATCTTCAGCGCCCAAAAGTCGAATGTAAGTTAATGGAGAACTATTTTTAAGGTACGCTTGGGCAGCATACATACCATACGTGGTAGCCGTCGTGTTGGCGCCCTGACGCCATACATCTTGGCTATTGTTGCCGGGGGCTGGGGTGCCGAAAATACTAACATACTCTTCAAAAGAGTTGACTGTAATTGGTCTTAGGGCTGGGCCCTTTTCTGCTCGGCCTATAATAACTGGTCCAATACCTGCCGGTGAGGCTGGTGTTTGTGAGTTATCAATTTCGTTTACGAAAACGCCGGGGGATACAAATCGGTAATTTTTAACTGACATTCGTTCGGTTCTCCTACATTGCGAAAATGTTCAAAGTAAATAGTGCTAAATAGTAGGAAGAGAATTATTCTCTGTAAAAACCGTCTTTTATGTTTTCCGGAATATCGCCGACTATAGTTCTTTCTCGGCCAAGCTTAATATCAACTGCATTCTCGCGCTTAACAATCTTTGGTCTTTCTTGGTTTTCGCCCTCGCCAATAAGATAACCCAACACTTCAATGTTGATATCAGTCTCGTAGTTTCTCTGCTCCATTCCAATATTAGCTTGATTTGAGTTATTTGCGAAACCGCCGTCGATAAAAACTTCATATGAATGGCCTTCAGCCTCAATCATCTTTGGGGTTCTAGAGTTGCCCGGAATAGTAATAAAGGGACGGAGCATTTCATTCATTTGCTGCTGATACTCGGTACGCAACGAAATCTGGTAGCTTACCTTGATCCAAGTTGGGATAGGCATTGTGATTGTTTCGTATACCGTCTTTGTTGTGGACATGTTTCTCTTGTTGGTATTCAACATTTTGCTAGAAACCGTGGGGGGCATTGAGCCACCATGCTTTTTGTTTGCCTGAGCGTTTTGAAACTGTGCTGTCTTTTGTTGGTTAATCTTTCTCGCCACCGTAATTGTGCCTCCCTTGGCATCGTTAGTGGGATACAGATTGGCGAAAACGGTCCCGCGGTAGTTCTGTTCTTTTGTTACGCTAACTCGATTCACCGTGACCAGGGGGAGAATCAAGGTCTCCTCTTTATCTCTTAGGTCTTTATTATGCTTAATCTGAAAGGCGCGCTCAGCGGTGACCCAAAGAACGGGGACTTTCTTAAAACCATCGTTGGTTGTGGTAAAAAGATTCAAATCCTCATCAATAAAGCTAATCATTGCTCTATCTATAGTCTCCAAGGATGAAGGCTGAAATTCAATCTCTTGAAGCTCGTTGGCCACTTTTTTGTCCCCAACGTACTCGAATCTTTGTGATCGCTTATCTTTTATTTCCTTTTCAGATCTCTTGCTCCGTGACATTTACTTACCCTACAAAAATGCCGGCTGGAATGTTTTCAAGAACTTTCCTGCCAGAGTCTTGCATGGATGAATCAACAGCAGCAAGCTTGTCGTATGTGGTTTCATCAAGAAGTGTCTTAAGCTCGTCTCTAAGTAAATCCTGCTCAGTGCGGGCTTGAGAGAGGAGTTCGGCAGCATTAAGAGTTACGTTCTCTCCTGGGATTGGGACTGTCGAGAACTTGCCTCTAACCTGTCCTAAAATTTCCTTAGTTAGGGCCAGCGCAAATCTACGAATCCACTGCTTGCCAATGGAATTGATGTTTTCAAACGGAATGTTCTCAAACGGGAGGGTGTTAAGGTTGTTGACACCCTCGGCTCCTGTGTCCCCTCTTCCAGTGTCTTCCCATGGCTCGAACTCTCGTTCAATACTAAACTGAACCCAGAATTTATCTGGCGATGTAGTATCAGGGGTAGGGAACAGCCGGAGCATATTGTCAAGGATCTCATATGAATAGTGCGATATTCTTACGTTCAAGGCATCCTCATAAGCAATTGCCTGGAGCTTGTTCTGCCAAGTTGGCACGATCTCAAAGGTAGAGTCGTCAGCATACTGTCCGTATGTGCGAAGATTACCCACAACAGAGAAGCCACCATAGTAGCCATAGAATCTCCACATAGCTCGCGGAGTCTTGAAGAATACCTTTCTGATGATCACTCTTTTGTCTCCGACCCTTTGGTAATATGGCACAGAGGTGTCTGTCGCGGCGGATGAAGAAATTATAGTTTGCAGATCATAATCCTGTTGATTTGGGATACTGGACACTGATGCAGAGTAAATTGATGTTGTGCCTCCCAAGCCAGCTTCCGTGGCTAGGCCCTCAGAGATTCTTCTAACATATCCATAATCAAACTTTGGATACCTCAATGCAACGTTAGAGCCCGAAAGTGATCCGGAGATGGTGCCGTCTTCATCAAACGATCCAGTGGATGCACCCAGAAGAGAAGAAAGCGAATTCTTTGTCTGATAAAGGTTTACTAAATACGAGTACTCCAGAACTGCTTCTTCGTAAGCAGCATAAACATTTCCCTCAGCTAATTCAATATCTAAGACGTCGCCGCCAAGCTTTTTATAAGTATAAGCAACTTGATCAGAAGCTCCTGATAAAAACGCATTTGATGCAGCGTAAATGCCAAATGGCAATGTTGCGCCCACATTTGCAGCAGCTCCCGTAACCGGAAGAATATTGGCATTTGAAGTTGATGCCGGGGAAAGATTTGGAATTGCCATACAAGGATCCTCGATTTGCTCTATTAATAAATAGAAAGCCCCGCCTCAAAAGAGACGGGGCTTTCATTATTTTGACCTTATGTCAGGCTTTAGTCATCAAGACCTCGGCAGATCACGAGACCATACATATCCGGACGTACCATCTTCTTGGCATATCGGGTCATGACACCCTTACGAGGTACAAAGTCCTCTACACCGAAGATAGTTGGTGTTGTCTGGAGTGGCACATACGGCGCGTACACATAGCCGCTCTCAAGGAAGCTACTACCACGGCGACCAACGAGGATCACGTTACGTGGGAAGTATGGATCAACCATAACATCAAACTTCTTGGAAAGCGAGCCAACCTTGATTGCACCGATGTCACCGCGATCAGCATCAGCAGTCACGTTTGCACGGAAGCCAGCTGTGAACTCAAGGATGTTGGCAACTTCTGGTCCGCAGACGACGAAGTTAGCAGCACCACGGAGTGTTCTGCGGTGGATTTCAGCCGAAACGTCGTTGATTGTCTCAACGAGTGTCTCGTACCACTCGGATACGTTACCAGTAAAGTCCTGAGTTACCTCAGAGACCTGACCTGTTTCGCGGTTCAGGAACTGACCTGGGTGACGCGACCAGTAACGGATACCGGCCTCTGCCAACTTGATGAGGTCCTCAAGGATCTCACGGTCAATCTCAAGAGCAATCTGCTCAGAAAGGATCTGAGTAAGCTCCACCTCAGCGTCAAGGTTGTGGTAAGCGTTGAGATCTTGTCCCAACTCTGGGGTCCACTTAGCCTTGAGCTTCTTGGTAACAGCTGTGACGGCCACCGAGTCGACCTTGATGTCGATCTCTGGGATACCCTCAGAGTCTTCCAAACCAAAGCCGAAGCCCGATTCCGAACCAATAACCGAACCAACGGAATCGCCAGTAGCGTAGTTGTCACGGATTGGAGCCTGCAGGTGAGTAAAGCTATCGAGATCGGAAGCGACTTCGATAATCTGAGCAGCTGTAGTCGAAGCAGTAGTCGATACCAGCGTAAGGAGAATACGACTCGAATCGAGGGGGTCTTCACGAGTAAGACGTCGAACGAGGATCGTGTTATCATTAAGCGATTGTGTCATCGAGAACGCGACGAGGTCTTCCAAGTTACCACCCGAAGATTCGATTGTGGCACGTGGAACGGCAGCAACTGCGAAGAGAGCACCGGAAACCAAGTCAGGGTCGAAACGCAGAAGGCGATCAATGTTATAGCCCGCAACACCACTGTAACCACTAGTGAAACCGATAAAGTCTGGAATACCACCAGCCTTGATTGTGCCCGATGCGAGAATCGTTGTGGATGCATCAACCGAACCTGTTGGGGACGAGTAACCGTTGTTCAAAGAGTATGGACCCTTTTCAGCGTTACCGTTCGCAAGGTTCAGACCACCTGTGATCTGGCTACCGACAACGCCACCACCATAGATGGAGTTACCAGTTGTATTGTCAAGACGATCACCGGAGTTACCTGGGAAGGTACCGCCAAAGGTGAAGTCAAGGAAGAAAATGAGACCCGATGGGAGACTCATTGGTTGAACGCTAACGAGTTCGTTGGCGATCAGGGAGCCGAATACTCGGCGTACAAGTGGGAATGCGACAGCTGCAAACCCCTCAACATCACCACTAGCCATGGTGGATGCCTCACGGAGAAGCTCTTTTGCCTGGTTCTCAAGCAAACGGGCCATACCGTTTTTCTGTGTATCGTTGGTGATTCCTTCGAGAAGACCGGTCTGTTCCCACTTAGTGATAAGTGCAGAACCTTCCTTCGCGAGGTCACGGTTAACGATACCTTCTGTCAATGTTTCTACAATAGACATTTTTATAACCTCCTATAATTTTTGTCAAATAATGTCAAATTATTTTGTTAGACCTGCTAAACGCAGCATACGACCCATATTTGGATCGACTGTTGCCTCGTTGTTTTTCTTAGAATTGAGTAAAAGCGATATAGGTCTCTGAACTGCTTCACGAAGTGTTTGTGGTCGTGTTCTCTGATCAGGAGTGGGCCCCACTGCGTTTTGAATTGTTTCAAAGATCATATTCGCTTCCTCAACAGAATTGGCAGACTGAACAGCTTCGACAATTTGATTTTTTTGTCGCTCATTCAAGGAGGCGCTGCCCAAAGCCTTGTTTTGATAAACAAGCTTGGCATTTTCAAGATTCAGCTTTGTAAGCTGATCCTTTGCTTCAACAATGAGAGCACGAAGCTCCCTGTTAGAATTTGTAAGTGTGGCAATTTTCGACTCGTAAAGGCCGTCAGCCGATACAACATCGCCGGCGGTTTCGACTTCTTCTTCGAGTTCTTCATCTTCTTCGAGATGGGCGGCCTGTGCGGCTGCCATTGCATCATTGTTAGCCTGAACCACCATGTTATTGGCAGAGTTAACAGAGGACCACCCATCAGGCACTGGGTTGAAGTCAAGAACTAGTTCCTCTACAAGTTCATTAATGAACTCTTCGGAGAGGTTAATATCCTCATCCTCTTGCAACGGTTCGACTGGTGCGGCGCCAAGTTCGGCGGCATCCTCTTGTGCATCTCCCCGGAGTTCTGTGTTCGTAATTTCTTCGGCCATTTCAAGGGCATCGTTCAGATCTACTTCTTCGACCTCTGCGTCCTCTTCTTTAAGACGCTCTTTAAGAGCATCAAAATCGATCTCTACCATCTCATCTTCTGCTAAAGCGTCCAACTGCTCGTTCTGAAAAGCATATGGAACATCGTCAGTAAATTCAGTGAGAGTATCGTCCGCAGCAGGGGCCTCTTCTAGGTCTTCCTGCTCTAGCAAGGTGTCTAGGGCGCCCTTCACTTCGCCGGCGTACTTCTCCAGTACAGCGGTTTCCGCGTTTTTAAGTGCAGCTTCTTTAAGGGCTTTAGCGTCTACAATCGCTTCTTCTAATAGTGAAGACATAAATTTACTCCAAATCTGATGACTTATCAAAAATAAATAGTTCCCAAGATTAGGAAATGACTAATAGTTGTAATTTAGAGTACTATCAAATCTGTGGTTCTATTTTCCAGATCCGCATGCGGTTGACTGTAAAGGTTGGCTGAGCGCCGCTGGTGTCGCCCACAAAAACAAGCCCTACGT